TTTGGAGATTGCGGCTCTCCTCTTTATGTGAATGATTCTCAGAAAACTGCTTCCATAATCGGAATGCATGTAGCTGGGAGTTCATCTGAGAGAGTTGGTTTTTCTTCTGTGATCACCCGTGAGTGGTTGGAAAAGTACATTGAGGACATTGGTCACAAGTACGAGGTTGAGAGCATGGAAACCCAGTTTGGATGGACGGCTAACCCCGTAAACATCGAACAGACTGGTGACGTCCAGGTGGTTGGTCAAATAGAACCACACTCCATGGCTCCGGGGCGTATGATGGGTTCTGCCATCAGAAGATCGCCCCTCCATGACACTTACTTCAAGTCGCCAAATGCTCCTGCGCGGCTTGGTCCATTTACGGACAAAGAAGGGAATCGAATCGATCCTTTCGATATTGCGTTCCAAGGTTATTGCCCTGGCTTTGTATACATACCTGAGAAGGTTGTAGAAAAAGCTACGAGATCGCTTTTTGATTATCTCACACATAATTCAACCCAAGGGTGTGAAAAGTGTGTTTTGACGTTTGAAAAGGCGGTTTTGGGTGATGGACCTGGTAGTGCTTTGTCGTCGATTCCTCGATCCACATCGTCTGGTTATCCATACAATGTGACAACCAAGCCCTCGAATAAGGTCTATTTCTTTGGTGATGGTATGGATTTTGATTTATCCACTCCTGAAGCCCAAGAACTTAAACGAGAAGTTCACCGTGTTGAATTGTTAGCGATGCAGAATATTCGCTCAAATCACATCTTTACAGATACTCTGAAAGATGAAACACGGAAAAAGGCAAAGGTTTTCGCTGGGAAGACTAGAATGTTCAGTGGGTCGCCATTGGTCTATTTCATTCTTTGCAGAATGTACTTTGGTTCGTTCAGTAAGTGGATGATCATGAACAAGCTCCAGAATGGTGTGTCCATTGGAGTGAATGAATTCAGTTCGCAGTGGGACCTTGCAGCTCGCCTTCTCAACCAGTTTGGCACCGGAAGAAATAAAGGTGCTGGCGATTTTGAGGGACTCGATAAGAGAGAGCTACCTATCTTTCATCAATTTCTTGGAGAAATGGTGAATGAGTGGTATGGTGAGGACCCTGTGGGCAATCGAGTTAGGTCGATTCTGTTGCTTGACCTGACAAATTCTCTGCATGTGAACCGTGGTGTTCTCATGTATTGGCATGGTTCAATGCCAAGTGGGCATTTCCTTACGGCAATGTTCAATAGTCTTACTGTTCAGCTGATGTTTCGCGTCTGCTGGCACTGGGCTGTTGAATGCCGTTTAGATGGATCCCACGATTTTAACAAGCATGTCTACCTCCTTGTTCTTGGAGATGACAACGTTTTCTCTGTTCATCCTGAGTATGTTGATTATTTCAACGAAAAAGTGATTGCAGAACAGATGGTTAAGCTTGGCCATGTCTACACAAGTGCTGATAAAGAGACTGTGTTGACGGAAAAACTCCATGATCTCACCGAAGTTACGTTCTTGAAACGGAGGTGGGTGTATGATGAAAGGACCGGACGATATGTCGGGCCTTTGGCGCTAGACTCAGTGTTGGATATAGCAAACTGGGTCAAAAAGGGTGGAAACCCAATTGGCGACACGGAGAACAACGTACAAGTTGTTCTTCACGAGTTGGCTTTGCACGGGAAAAGTGTCTTTGACTACTGGTGTTCTAAAATACTAGCAGCTATAGACAACTGTCCTGGGATGCAGCGACCCGAGTCGTCCTCGTTCGAGCGTTATTACCAACAGGTGATGATGCGTGGTGAAAGTTATTGGATGGATATGTTCAACAACAATTACTACCGGAGCTTTGCTCCCTCTGAGGACCTGCCCGCCTCTGATTACGACGTGGAGAGAGACAATACTCCGGTCATACAACCTCAAAGCGGACGCTTAGGCATTGGCAGAGGGGCTGCGCTATTTAGCGTTACTTCCAGGATGGCCCTTGCGGCATTCCCGTATTATCCAGGAAACCGGAGAGCGCAACTGGGCTTAGCTGGGTCCTACGCGTTCAGATCAGCTGCTACAACCACAAGCGAAGGTGAAATCCCGCCTGGAAAAGAAGGTCTGTTTGCTACCCAGCAAACTGCAGATGTATCAGGTTCTGACCTGAACAGCAATACAACTTCTGCGACGAATGATGCAGGAGTTGTGACAAGTACACGCACTTACGCGCCACTGTCCAATGAGCTTTTAAACTCAGCTAGGACTATGGTGGCAAACGAGATTGCGTCGTTCCTGGCTAAGCCGAAGATAGTGGCTACAGGAACGTTAAATACTACGGACACATTCGCTGTCCCTAAAGTTACCCGTAACATCCCGAGTGATTTAATCAATCAGGATGATATTTGGGGTCGAAAACTTCAGGGAGTGTTTGGGTTCAGAGGTGAATTGCACCTCACACTCCAGATCAATGGAAATAGATTTCAGCAAGGAAGATATATGTTGGTCTTTTGTCCAACTGGAGGTGCTGGAGGAAATGTTACTAATGTGAGCGCATTTGTGCGAGGTCACATGGCTACACTTACGGAAGTTACTCAACTTCCGCGAGTGGAGATGGATGTCAATTGTGACACCGAAGGTAGCCTAGTCATTCCCTTCCTCAATGTGCAAGGATGGAGTGCCATTAAAGTTGGTACCACGTATGGTGACATTGGAGTTATCTCGCTTTTAGCGTACTCTCCTCTTGTTGCTCCTGCTGGTTCAACAAATTGTGCTTACACTCTTTTTGCACACTATGAAAAGGTTGAAATAACCATGCCCACTGTGCCTCAATCAGGTAGAGCTTATGGGAAAGTTAGGAGAAATCCTGGCAGACCCGCAGAAGCTGAAGCCGAATCAGGTGGACTTGGACCTATTCAATCGATTGCGAACAAGGTAGGTTTGGCTTCCAGAGTTCTCTCTGGAATTCCATTACTTGCCTCTGTTGCGCAACCTGTCTCTTGGGCTTCCGACATTGTCGGGCGTGCTGCTGGAGCATTTGGTTGGGCTCGTCCTAGAAATGAGGGCCCAACAGTTTATATGTCCAAGCAGATCATGCATCGATTTACAAATGTTGATGCCCAAGACAATTCCACTAAACTTGCGTTGTTTGATCGCAATGAAGTGGAGGACATTCCGAATTTCGCTGGTGGAGATGTTGATGAGCTCTCCTTAAATTATGTTGCTGGAATTTCAGCATATTATACCAACGTTTCTTGGTCTACGTCCAGTGCAGCAGGCACATCAATTTGGTCTCAAGCAATATCGCCGAGGTTGTTCACGAGGAATACTTCTCAAGCAGCAACGGTTATCACTCACTTGACACCAATTGCGTTTGTTGCATCGTTCTTTTCGCTTTGGAGAGGTACTGTTCGTTTCACATTTAAACTCGTGAAGACTGAGTTTCACTCAGGTCGTCTTCTGGCATCTATCGTTCCGTACGATCTTGCTAATGTAGGGCTTCCTGGGCAGGTGAACTTGCAGAGCTCACAATATCTCCATCGCACGATTATCGATGTTCGAAATGGAAATGAGTTCGTCATCGACGTTCCTTATATGGCTTTTGCCCAATATCGAGCAACTTATGGAGATGATAAAGTAACCTGTACATTAGATTTGCTTGTTTTGAATCCATTAGTTGCACCCTCTGGAGTGTCTACAACAGTTCCAATACTGATTGAAGTTTCTGCAGGTGAGGATTTCGAGTGGGCAGGTCCGGCTCAACCTAGTGGTGACCCTGTTTTACAGTGGACTCCACAATCTGGACGTATTGTCCCACAAGCAGGTAGAAAAGACTGCGCTATCACTGAAGAGTCGGTAGGTGGGGCCCACGACGCACAGTCGTTGATGTCGGCTAGAGCCGCAATCGGAGAGAGAGTGCTCTCCTTTAGATCGTTGTTGAAGCGATTTAATAGAATAATCACTACCCCAGATGGGCAGACAATGAATCAGTTCTTTTCTTGCTACCCACCACAAATTTCTGTAAGACAGATTGATTCTGTTCCCGCAGTTATTGCCACTACGATGTCGTTTGATACGTATGATCGTGTTGCTTCTTGCTACGCGATAATCCGAGGGTCTATGAGATGGAAGGCTATTAATATGCTTCAATCTCACGATCCCCATATGTTAGCGATGTCGTATCCCAGATCCGGTGCTACCAGTTTGTTGAATATAAATACTGTGAGTACTGGAGCTACACCAGTAGATACTTCAGTTACCTACGCACCTGTTAGGTCTTACGCGTTTGGACGTGGAGATGCCACAGGAGGTCTTGAAGTTGAATTCCCTTACTATAATCAGTATCCAGGGACAGCAACTGCTGATGTTACCTCAACAGGGGCAACAGCAAGTGCTACTGCTGCTGTAGGTGTTTGGAATGCCGTCAACACCGGCTCCAGGTACCTGGGATGCTTCCAAGTGTTGAATTACGATGCGGAAACTCATACAAAACCTGAGTTTTTCCGTGCTGTGGGAGAAGATTTTTCCGCAGGACTCTTCGTGTCCACCCTGCCAGTCATTGGTTGGCAGGTTAATTCAAGTGCGTGAGTTCTTCACGTACGAGGGTTTTAGTAGAGCTTTGACCATGCTCGATTTTTACCTCACATATTTTATTTTTGTTTTTCTTATTATGATTCCCTATGTTTAGTGATACTCTCCTGATGATCACCTCTCATTCTTACGTCGCGAATGGCGTGAGCTCGATGTTTGGTGTGACAGGCAGGATAGTTAAGCCTTTACAGAATGTATCTAGGATAACCGGTACAGATTTTACAACTGCTTTTGAGTAGTGTAGATATATTGAAAGAAAGCACCGGGTTAAGA